CCTCCGCAAGCAGGGCGCGCACACTACCGAGCGCGTCGATAAGATCTACGACCTGATGGTCGGGAGGAAATAGATGACTCTCTCCACGGTAGGTACGTCGGCGCTGCCGCCGACGCCGAACGGCGTCAAGGAATTTCTCTCGTTCACGGCGGTGGCCGTGGGTGTCTACGTCTTCGGCGTGCCGGTGCTCGCCATCATCTTCCAAGTTACGCCGTGAACCATGCCCGGACAGACGTTCAACCTCGCGAAGCAGGTCACGTTCGCGCTCGCCGCGACGCTCACGGCGCTCGCTAAAGAGGCGCAGACCGCATCCGTCGCCTCAATAGAGAGCACGTTCACGGTCAGAAATAATTGGGATAGGCCCTCGAATGCGATGGGCATAAAAGTCCTACCCGCCACGAAGGACGATCTCTCATCCGCCGTCGCGACGCGCGCCGACTGGCTCATCGGGCACGAAGAGGGCGAAGACAAAAAGCCCCTGCGGGCGGGCGGCCAACTTGCGATCCCGACCTCGAACGTGCGGCGCACGAAGCGCGACATCATCCAGAAGTCGCAGCGCCCTCGGGCGCTCGCGGGCAAAGCCTTCAAGCTCCAGACGCGCAACGGCACCGTGCTCGCACGCTGGCAGGGGCGCGGCAAGAGCAGAAAGCTCGTCGTGCTCTACCGGCTCAAACCCCACGCGCGCATCCGCAAGCAATCGACCGTGGTCGCGCCGACGGTGAAGGTCTTCGAGAAGAGATTCGACCCGCTCTTTTTTCAGAATTTGCAGCAGGCTTTGAGGACGGCGCGGTGAAGAAAGCCAAGCCCGATAAAGTTGCGGCTGTGGTTGCGGGCGGAGCAGGGCTTACCGCGCCGCCCGACAATCTCTACTCCATCTCGGCGCTGGCTCGCCTGTGCAGGCGCGACCGCGCGACGGTCGTGAAGTGCCTGAAGGAGGTCGAGCCGGTCGAAGAGTACGCCAAAGAGAAGCTCTACGCGCTCGGAGACGCCGTCCCGGCCATCGTCGCTGGCGCGTCGGCCGAGATGGACGAGGCGAAGCTCAAGAAGGCGCAGGCCGACGCCAAGCTGCGCGAGTTGGCGCTGAAGCGCGAGCAGGGGGAAGTCGTCGAATTGAGGGAGGTGCGCAACTACGCGCAGGTGCTCTTCAGAGGCGTGCAGCAGCGCATGAGCGTGCAGCTCCCGCGCGACGTGGCCGCACTGCTCTACAAGGCCGAGTCGGCGGCGCAGATCACGGACATTTTGCAGCGAGAAACGGGACGTATTTTCAATGGTCTCCGCGAAGATCATCAACGCTTTCTCTGAGGGGATCGCGGCGGCCATACCGCAGGCTGAGTTGTCCATCTCGCAATGGGCGGCGACATACAGGTATATCGCCCCGGAGCGCAGCGCGCGCCCCGGGAGGTGGCGCAACGAGGTCGTGCCTTACATGGTCGAGGTCATGGACACCGTGAGACAGCCCGGCGTGCGCGAGACCGTGCTCGTCGCCTCTGCTCAAGTAGGTAAATCGGAAGTCTGTAACAACATCATCGGCTACTTCAGCCACATCGAGCCCTGCCCGATCTTGTACCTCGCCGAAGAGCAAGGTAAAGCCGAGGCATGGTCGAAAGAATCCTTTGCGCCGATGGTGCGCGACACGCCCGTGCTCGCCGCCCTCTACGGCGACCCGCGCACGAGGGATTCGGGCAATACCATCGAGGGGAAAAGCTTCCCCGGCGGCCACCTCGCCGTCGCGTGGGCGACTTCACCGGCGACGCTCAGCTCACGCCCGCGCCGCGTCGTGCTGATGGACGAGCGCGACGCCTTCAAGTCAACGTCGGAAGGCGACCCGGCGAAGCTCGCCGAGAAGCGCGCGACGACGTTCGCCGACGCCGTCATCTTCAAAGTCTCGACGCCGCGCAACCGTCTCGAATTGAAACCGGGCGCGCCCCCCGACGCGCCGCGCTATTCCCCTATCGAGTGGGAGTACGAGCAATCCGACAAGCGCAAGTATCACGTGCCGTGCCCGCACTGCGGCGAGTATCAAACGCTGAAGTGGCGCGATGAAAAAGGCTATCGCGTGCAGTGGGAGGGCGACGATACCTCGACGGCCTTCTACATCTGCGACCAGGGTTGCGTGATCGAGCATGAATACAAGGCCGAGATGCTCGCGCGCGGGCGCTGGATCGCGGAGAAACCCTTTACCGGGCGTGCCGGCTTCTGGATCAACGAGCTGTATTCGCCCTTCCCGAACGCCACCTGGGGCCACATGGCGCGTACCTTCGTCGAGGCACAAGGTAATCGGGACGCCCTGCAATCCTTCGTGAATCTTTCTCTGGGGGAAGGATGGGCAGACAACACCGAGCAGGCCGAGGTGGCAGACCTCGAAGCCCGGCGCGAGGAGTTCGACCCGGCACTGCTGCCCGAAGGCGTGCTCCTCCTCACGGCCTCGGTAGACACGCAGGGCGACCGCCTTGAAGCGGAGAAGGTCGGCTGGGGGCTCGACGAGGAATCATGGTCGATTGATTACAGGGTGTTCGTCGGCGACCCCTCACAGATGGCCGTGTGGGATGAGCTGGCCGCGTGGCTCACGCAGGAACACTTTTACGAGACGCAGGTCACGCTCGAAGACGGCAGCACCGTGACCGTGCGGCAAAGCTTGCGCGTCGCGTGCGCGTGCGTAGACAGCGGCGGCCACCACGCCAAAGAGGTTCACCGCTTCACTCACAAGCACGCCGGGCGGCGCGTCTACCCGGTCAAGGGCGCGAGTACGCCGGGCAAGCCGATAGTCTCGAAGCCGAGCATGTGGGGCAAGCCGCCCGTGAAGCTCTACCTCGTCGGCACGGACGCGGCGAAGGACACGCTCGCGGCGCGCCTCCTCATCGCCGAGCACGGGCCGGGCTTCTGCCACTTCCCGCACGAGTTCGAGCGCGACGACCGCCTGCACTACGACGAGAAATACTTCAAACAGCTTCGGAGCGAGCGCCCCATTACGGTCTACACGAAGAAGGGCTCGACGAGAAGCTGGCAGAAGATCAAGAAGTCGGCGCGCAACGAGGCTTTAGACGTGCGGGTCTACAACATGGCCGCGCTCGCCATCCTCAACCCGGACTTTGCGCGCATCGCGCGGCGGCGCAACGCTGCCGCCGCGCAACTCGCTCGGGAGCCGGGGCCGGAGGAGACCGAGACGAAGGAGGCGTGGGCTCCCGTCGGAGTCGAAGAGGAGCACACGTCCGCGCCCGAAGAGCCGGAGCCGGAGGCACCGCCGCGCCGCCGGAAGATGCGCCGCGGCGGGAGCGGCTGGGTCAATAACTGGTGATGAGGATTTGATTGTGACCGAAAACATTCCCACGACTGAGCCCGGTGAGATCGTCATCGGTTCCACGCTCAAGTGGACACGTGACCTCGAAGACTACCCCGCTTCGGAATATGCGCTCAAGTACTACTTCCGCGGGGCGGGCAAGGGCTTCGACGCCGCGGCCACGCCCGACACCGGTGACGGCGACAGGCACGCCGTCACGGTCGCGGCCTCCGTCACCGCGGAGATGTCGCCCGGCACCTACTACTGGCAGGCGGTTGCCGACAAAGACGGCGAGAAGTTCTTTGTCGGCGAGGGCGAAACGAAAGCCGTCGCCGGTCTCGCCTCCCTCGCGGTCACGACGACTGTGGACAATCGCTCGCCGGCGAAGAGGATTCTCGACGCCATTGATGCCATGCTCGCGGGCAAGGCGACGAAAGACCAGATGGAGTACCAGATCGGCGGCGACGGCTCCTTGCGCATGCTGCGCACCTTCCCGCCTTCCGAGTGGGTAGGCTTGCGCATCATCTACGCGCGCATCGTCATGCGTGAGCGTCGCAATGCTCGTGTCAAGCGAGGAGGCACCCTCTTCTCCAGCGTTAAAGTGAGGTTCGACGGACCGCGATGATAAACCGGCTAAATCTAGAATTGCCCTCGATGTCGGAGGTCGTCGCCGAAAGACGGCGGCTGGAGTTGCAGGAACGTCTACACGCCGAGGCGGAGACGGCACGCCTGGCGTATGAGGCGGAGCGCGAAGAGTCCGGCAAGCGCAAGGCCGTAAAGCGCTCGTATGACGCGGCGCGACTCAACCGGCTGAACGCCGACTGGACAGTCGTCAACACGTCGTCGAACTTCGAGCTGCGCCGTTCCTTGCGCGTGCTGCGCGCCCGGTCGCGCAACCTCGCCCGGAATTCGGATTACGTCAAGAAGTTCCTCTCGATGGTGCGCGACAACGTCTCCGGCCCTGCCGGGATGAAGCTTCAGGCGCGGGCGGTGGACGCCCGCGGCGAGCCCGACGAAGCGCTCAACAAGCGTGTTGAGGCGGCATGGCGTGAATGGTGTCACGCCGAGAACGCTTCCCTCAACGGCAAGCTTTCTTTCCGGGACATCGAGCGCAAGGCCGACACAACGCTCGCCCGCGACGGCGAACTGCTCGTGCGCGCCGTCGCCGCCGATAATAAATTCGGCTTCGCGCTTAAATTCTACGCGGTGGACTGGCTGGATGAGACCTACAACGAGCGACTCATCTCGGGCAACCGCGTCATCATGTCGGTCGAGATCGACGACACCGACCGCCCTGTCGCTTACTGGCTCACGCCGCCTCCCGCTGACTATCAATTCCTCGACACCAACGTCTCCGGGAGGTACCGCACGCGCGTCCCCGCCGAGGAGATCATTCACCTTTATCTGCCGGACGACGAGAACTCCGACGACGACTCGCAAACCCGCGGCGTGCCGTGGGCGCACACGGCGATGGCGCGGCTCAAGCTGCTCGGCGGCTACGAGGAGGCCGAGGTCGTCGCCGCGCGGATAGGCGCGTCGAAGATGGGCTTCTTCCAGCAGACCACGCCCGACGAGGAATCCTACGGCGGCGAGGACAAGGAAAAGGAGGCGAGCGGCGGCGAGCTGATGGACAGCCCGCAGCCGGGCACCTTCGGGATCATCCCGGAAGATTACGAGTTCAAGGAGTGGAATCCGCAACACCCGAACACGAACTACGGCGCGTTCATCAAGGGCGTGCTGCGCGGCATCGCGGCGGGCCTCGGCGTCACCTACTTCTCGCTTGCCGAAGATCTCGAAGGCGTGAACTATTCGAGCGCCCGCATCGGCCTGCTGGCCGAGCGTGACGTATGGCGCGGGCTTCAGGGCTTCAAGAAAGAGCACTTTAATCGGCGCATCTATCTGCTCTGGCTCCGCGCCGCGATGCTCGCGGGCGCAATAGACATTCGCGTCTCGGACTACAAACGGCTGCTGGAGCCGATCTGGCACGCCCGCGGGTGGACGTGGATCGACCCGAAGGACGATGTGCAGGCGACCGCTCTCGCGATTGCCAGCAACCTTGACTCGCTCACCGGGTCACTCGGCGAACAGGGGCGCGAACTCGAAGACGTAATCGCCGAGCGCAAGCGAGAGATTACGCTGCTGAAAGAGGCGGGGCTCCCCACTGCTCTGCCTGTGCCCGTGGGAGGCGGAAATACGCCTTCAGCCCAGGCCGACGGCGGCGGGGAAACACCCCTCAAATAAATAATTCGTTTCGCTGTGCGATATTCGCCGGCGCTGAGGAACAAGAGTCCTCAGCGCCGGCGAATTATTTATGGCGAAGCTGCTCAAAGAGAAACAGATCAAGCGCCTGCTCGGCCAAAAGCTCAAGCGAGCCGTCGCGCAGGAGCGAGCCGCGCTCGTCGTGGATGAAGAGGCCCGCACCATCGAGATGTCATTCTCGTCGGATGCGGCCATCGAGCACTGGTTCGGCAGGCTCATCCTCAACCACGACGCGAAGTGCGTCCGTCTGGAGCGCCTGCGCAACGGTGGCCCCTTCCTGCTCGATCACGACCGCACGAAGCTCGTCGGGGTTCACGAGAAGGTGGACACCAACGGGCACAAACTTTCCGGCACTATTCGTTTCTCGAAAAGCGACCTCGGCCGGACGACCTTCGACGACATCCGCGACGGCATCCGCCCGAACACTTCCGTCGGCCTCATCCTGCACGAGATGCACTTCTTGAGGGAGACGGACGAAGAAGGGCCGGTCTACCAGTCCGACGACTGGGAGCCCATCGAGGACTCCAGCGTCACCGTGCCGGCCGACATCACCGTTGGCGTGGGGCGTGGGCTGGACGACGACCTGAAAGCCCACTTCGCCAAGCTGATGCGTGACGAAAGCGAGTGCGAAGAGTGCGACGGCGCGGGCTGCGACGTGTGCGAGCCGCCCGACGGCGACGGCGACGAGGACGACGAGGCGGAGCAAAGCAACAATTCCGGCGGCGCGCGCGCCGCGCACAAACCCAACACTGAAGTGAGGACGCAAATGGCAAAAGTGAAGGACGGTGAGACCCAGACGCAGGAGTCTGATGAAGTCGCGCGCGCGCGCGAAATAACGGAGATGGGCGAGATTCTCGGAGAGGCCGAGTTGGCGCGCGACCACGTCGTCGCGGGCAATGACCTGGCGACCTTCCGCGCCGCCGTCGCCGCCAAGCGCAAGGCTGCCCAGCCCAAGACCCCGACCGAAGACCCGGAGGCCACTGCGGCCCGCCAGGGCGGCGACACGCAGCTCGCGCGCGTCTCCAGCCGCGTCAGCCTCCGCGCCTTCAAGGGCGAGGGCGGCGCGGCGCTCGCGCACCGGTTCGGCCACTTCCTGAACGCTTCGCTCTTCAACGCCGAGCAGTCCCGCACGTTCTGTCGCGAGCAGGGCATCGCCCTGAAGCGCGCGCAGAGTGAGTCGGACAACGAGACCGGCGGCTTCCTCGTTCCGACCGAGTTCGAGAACGTCATGATCGACCTCCGGCTCGAATACGGCATCTTCCGCCGCAACGCGAACGTCGTTCCGATGGCCGGACTCCGCAAGGAGCGCCCCCGCCGCAGAGGCGGCCTGACGGCCTACCCCATCGGCGCGCGCGGCGATAACCGCCGCCTGACCGAGTCGAAGAAAAACTGGGACATGGTCGGTCTCGACGCCAAGAAGTGGGGCGTGCTCGCGAAGTACGAAGAGGAACTCTCCGAGGACTCCGTGATCGCGATGGCCGACGACCTGGCATCGGAGATTGCTTACGCCTTCACGTCCATCGAGGACGAGTGCGGCTTCCTCGGCGACGGCACCGCGGCTTACCACGGCATCACGGGCCTCATCCCGAAGCTCACGGGCCTTCACGCCACCGTCGCCAACATCGCCGGCATTCAGGTCGCATCCGGCAACCAGTGGAGCGAGATCGTCCTCGCCGACATCCTCGGCATGGTCGGTAGACTCCCCAGCTTCGCCCGCAAGACCGGCCAAGTGAAGTGGTACTGCTCGAACGAATTCTGGGCGACGGTGCTCTGCCGCGTCGCGCTCGCACTGGGCGGCAACGCTCTGGGGCAGATTCAGAACGAGATCGTGCCGGTCTTCCTCGGCAAGCCCGTCGAGATCGTCGAGGTCATGCCCCACGTCGAAGCCAACTCCCAAGTTCCGCTGCTCTACGGCAATCTCGCGCAGGCCGCCATGTTCGGCGACCGCCGCGGCGTCACCGTCAAGATGACGGACTCGAACGACACGGACTTCGAGGAAGACCTGATGGCTATCAAGGGCACGGAACGCTTCGACATCAACGTCCACGATGTCGGCAACGCCTCGGCGACCGCGACGGCGCGCAAGCCCGGCCCCGTCGTCGCCCTGCAAACCGCGGCGGCCTAAGTCACGCACCCCCAGCGCGGGAGGGTGAAGTGGAAATTTCACCCTCCCCGCCGGTGCAGACGTTTGCACCCGGCGCGGCCACAAGTCCTTTTTTCGGAGAACTGAAATGATCACCGCTCTCAACCAGAAGACCGTCGCCGTGACGAACCCGGCGGCCATCGTGGACAACGCGGCCTTCACGACCGCTACCATCGACACGCAGGGCTTCGCCTTTGTCACCATCGTCGTGCTGCTCGGCGCGCTCGACATCGCGCTCGCCGCCTTCAAGCTCCAGGAGTCGGATGCCGCCAACATGGCGGGTGCCGTGGACGTGGCGGGCGCGGACTTCAGCGTCAGCCCGGCCACACTCCCCGCGGCCACCGACGACAACAAGCTTTACGCGATTCAGGTGAACGTGAAGGGGCGCAAACGATACCTCGACCTCTCGATGACCGGCGGGGACGGCACGGCCGGCACCTATGCCGCGGCGTTCGCGATCCTGTCTAACCCCTCGGAGTCGCCCGCGGACGCGACAGGCCGCGGCTTCGCGCAAGAGCTGATCGTCTGAATCAAGTTGCCCGCGGCCCGGTCGTCGGACTGACCCGGCCATAACTCTCAAGATGCGCCGGCACCGCCCGCGCCGCGGGGATTCAATCAAGTGTTCACCGAAGACCTGACCAAGTTCTTTGACACCGGCGAGTTTGCCGTCGTCGCCGTGTTCACCCGCGGGGGCGCACCGGTGGCAACGGCAAACGTCAACTTCAACGAACCGTCGCAGGCCCTCTCTCTTGAGGGCACGGACGTGGAAGAGAAGGAAGCATTCCTGCTGACTTCCGCCGCGGCGGTCGCCGCCGTGAAGCGCAAAGACCATGTCGCGGTGAACGGAGCCAACTACGTCGTCGAGCGCATCCACCCCGACGGCACGGGGTTGAAGCTGCTCTATCTGGCTGAAGCATGAAGACGAAGCGGCAGAAGCTCATCGAGTTGATTGTCGCGCGGATGCAAAGCATCCGCGTCGAGAACCACTACCAGACCGACGCCGGTGCGCTCGTCGAGAAGTGGGCCGCGCGCTTCGACGAGGCGGAACTGACCGCGCAGCCTTCCAAGTGCGCGCTCAGCGTCTACGACATGCCCGACGAGGTCTCGAAGGAGTCGAAGCACTCGACCGGCGTGACCCATCGGATGCGCGTGCAGGTGCGGGCCTTCATCACGGGCGGCGTCAAGGATGACGCGCTGCGCGCCATCATCGGCGACATCGTCGATGCCGTCGGTAAAGACATCATGTGGACTGACCCGGTGACGGGAAAGTACACGGCGATGGACACAGAGCCCGGCTCGGAAGGTTTCGTCGTGATGACGGATGCGATGGAGATTGCCGGCGGCGCAGTTGAATTTACGGTCGTCTTCGCGACGGCCCTCTTTGACCCCTATCAGTAACGAGGCGAGAAATGGCAACGACCAACTACTACATCGGCAAAGGCCCGCTCAACGTCGCCGACCGCGACGCGAGCGGCACGCCCGGCGCGCTTGAAGACGTGGGCGAGGTGATGATCGCGCTTGAGATCACGAAGGACTACAAGTCCAACGTCACCTCGCGTTATGAGATCAACCACACGGACGCGCACGTGCCGGTGTCGCAGGAGGTCAAAGGCACGCTCACGGTCAAGGAGCCGACGGCGAAGAACCTTGAACGGATCGCGCACGGCACGAAGACCGCGAACGCGGGCGGCAGCGTCACCGCGCAGGCGTTCCCGGCGGGCATTATCGCGGGCGAGACGCACCGGCTGCCCGGCTTCGCAGGCATCGCCTCCGCTCTCAGCATCGTTGACAGCGCCGTGACGCCGGCGACTCTCGTGCTGGGTACCGACTACACGGTCGATCTGAATTACGGCACCGTGACCTTCATCTCAGTGTCGAGCAAGACTCAGCCCTTCAAGGCGAGCTACACGCAGGCCGCCTCCTCGCGAAATTCCATCCTGACGAGGCGCGTCATCAACAAGTACCTTCGCTTCCACGGCATCAACATCGGCAACAACGACGGCCCGCGCAAGCTCGTCGTCGAGCTTTACGACTGCACGCTGCTGCCGGCGTCGAAGCTCGATCTAAAGAGCGAGGACTTCGTCTCTTACGAGATTCCGTTCGTCTGCCTCGCCGATCCGAACAAATCGGCGACCGACACGGAACTAGGCCAGTACGGGAACATCCTGTCGCTTGAGTAGGACGCTCGATGAATCACGACCGGCGCGTCCGGGCAACACCGACATGCGGGGCGCTCTCACGAAAGCGCCCCGCTTTTCACTTAGGAGCACAAGAAAGCAATGTCAAAGAAAATCAACGTCGCGCGGCTCACGTCTGAAGCGCGCCACACCGTCACGGTCAAGCTCAAGCTCGAAGATGAAATCGGCAACGTCGAGGAGATGGACGCGCGCGTCGTCTACCGCGGCATGTCGCTCCGGGACGCCGCTGCCCTCGACGAGAAGCTCGAAGGGAAAGACGCGCGTACGCAGCTCATCGAGGCGCTCGCGGTCATCGTTATCGCGCTGCCCGACTTCGCCGGCGAGAACGGCGAGCCGGTTGAGCCGACGGTCGAGTTCTGGGACACGCTCGACACCGTCGTCCTCAATCACATCCACGACCGCGTGATGGAGGATCGCGTCCCTCCTACGAGGCGCTCCGGCTCCTAGAGCTTTGGTACCGGAGCGGGGGAAAGACCGGCAAGGCTCTCCCCGAACAGAACATCATCACGCTCGCGTGGAAGCTTCATAAGCTCCCGAGCGAGATCGAGGCGGAAGACGAGTATTGGATCGACCGTCTTCTGCTCGACTTGGAAGCGCGGTCGCGCGCCTCTCAGAAGTGAGCTATGGCGACCAAATCGTTAGACGGTTACAAACTTTCGGTAGTCTTTGACGCAAGTGGCACGTCGAAGGGTATCGCCGCGCTTAAAGACGCCGACAGGCTGGCGGGTAAGACTTGGACTTCATTTCAGAAGCTCTCAGGAGGGGTAAGGTTCGGCCTCGCCGATAAGTTCAAATCCGAAATCAAGGAGATCGAAAAGCTCGCCGGCACGGCACGCATCAACGCCGTCGGGCAGCAGCTAGGCTCGACGCTCGGCGACGGACTGAAGAACGGCATCGGCTCGATCTTCACGGCCTCGAACCTCGGCAAGCTCATCGGCACGGCCGTCGCGCCCGGCGTCGGCACCGTCGTCGGCGGGATGATCGGCTCGGCTGTGGATTCCGCGCTGGAGAAGATTTCCGGCCCGCTGATGGAGAAGATTCAGCGCGGTATTGAACTCAACAAGCAGTTAGAACTCGCGCAACTTCATTACACAGCTTTTACCGGCAGTGAAAAGGAGGCTACGCGCCACCTCGGTGAGCTGAAGAAACTCGCGCGCGACGCCGGGCTCGATCTGCCCATGCTCCTGACGGCAGACCAGCGGCTCGAAGAGTTCAACAACGACGTGAAGCTCTCGGAGCTTGAGCTGCGCGCCGCCGCCGATGCCGCCGCCGCGTTCGGCAGCGGGGCCGACGGCATGAACTCGATAGCGAGTGCGCTCGGCCTGATAGCAGAGAAGGGCGAGCTGTCGAGCAAGACGATGCTCAAGCTTCAGAAGCAGGGCATCCACGTCTCGAAGTATTTGGCCGAAGGGCTTGGCCTCTCAGAGAAGAAGGTCAAGCAGCTCATCAAGGACAATCGCCTGAACGGCGACGTGGCCGCACAGATCATCTCGGAGGGCATCGAGGTACACAAGGGCGGGTTCGCACAGCGCGTCGCCAACGAGACGCTCTCCGGGCGCGAGCGGCAGAACGCGGCATTGCAAGACTCGCTCGCCCAGCGCGGCACCGTGAACGTTACGGGCGGGCTGAAGGACATGTACGGCCTCACGAACTCCCTACTCGCGAGCGGAGCGGCGGACTCAGGCGTCGCGTTTATCGACCGCGCGGCGGGCGGTGTCATCGGCGCGACGAAGCAGGCAGTGAGCGCGGGCTACAACTTCTCGGCGGGCGTGGTGCAAGGCATCGCGAGCGGCGACGCGCTGAACGCGATCAAGGGTGCCGTCGGCTCGCTCGCCGACACGGCCATCGGCACGCTCAAGCAACTCTGGGACATTCACTCGCCGAGCGGCAAGGGCAAGGAGTTAGGCGACAACTTCGTCGAGGGCGTCGAGTTCGGACTCGTTGACCGCACGTCGAAAGGATTCGGCCGCTGGTCGCAGGCGCTGGAGAAGGCGGGCGGCGATGCCTTCATTCAAGGCGTCGAGAAGATCGCGCAGCGCCTCGGCGTCCAACCCGCGTGGCTCCTGAACGTGATGGCATTTGAGTCCGGGCTCAATGCTCATGCCGCAAACAAGACCTCGTCGGCGCGCGGCCTCATCCAATTCATGAATCCGACGGCGAAGGGACTCGGCCTCTCCGGCTCCAACGCCTTCCTCGGCATGAGTGGCGTCGAGCAACTCAAATACGTCGAGCGTTACTACGCGCCCTTCGCGGGGAAGATGCACAACCAGGGCGACGTGTATTCGGTCGTCGCCGCGGGGCGCACCGGCGGCAGGAGCGGTGTCCTTTTCCGCGCGGGATCGAGGGAGTACAACGCCAACCGCGGATGGGACGCGAACCGCGACGGCATCATCTCCTCGCAGGAGATCGGCGGGCTCGCTGCGAATCGCGGGCAGTTCAAAGGCGCGGGCGGATTCACCGTCAACGACCAGCCTATCTCCACAACCAACCCCGTGCCGGTCTACCTTGCGAGCGACCTGCGCGGCGGCGGCGGGATGTTCGCCGGCGACACCTTCAATCCCGCGCAGGCTCCCGGCGTGCTCGCGCGCGCGCAATCAATCTACTCGCAGACGCTTAAGGATACCGTGCCCGTCGTTGTTGACGTGACGGATAAGCAGGACGCCATCGCGCAGACCTACGGTGCGACCGTGGGCCCGCAGGGGCTCTATCTCCAGAAGCTCGAACAGGTGCCCGGCGTGCTCGAAGGGGCGATGAATGCGACCTACGCCTACTCGAAGTCTCAAGAGGAGTATCGTCAGGCCGCGATTCGAGGCACTGACACCATCGGCAAACTTGCCGGCGCGCTCGGTCAAATCTCCGGGATGATGCCAAGTGGCGGCGGCGGCCAAGTCGGAAAGAAGCGGGGCTTCTTCTCAAAGATGCTCGGCTTCGCCGCGCCCTTCCTTAGCTTACTTCCCGGCGGCGGAATCCTCTCGACACTGGCGAACATAGGCAGCAGTGCCCTCGCCGGCAATTACGGCGCGGCCATCAGCAGCGCGGCGGGGGGTTTCGCGGCGGGCGGCGCGTTCCGCCACTCGGCAAGCGCACCCACGCCGGCGCTCGGCGACGTGACGGTGACAAACACGAACCCCAATACGCATCCGTTCGGCGGCACCTATGCGAACGGCGGCCCCATTCGGAAGGGGCGAGCCTACATCGTCGGCGACGGCGGTCGCCCCGAAGTCTTCGTCGCCAACGAGGACGGGTACGTTCATCCGTCCGTCAGTCATTACGAGCACAGCATGGGTAGCGGCAGCCACGCGCACGGCGGAGTCGGCGCGCTTCAGCACAACGTCATGGAGCGAGTCGCCGCGGCACTTGATCGATTCGAGTCCATGCCGCCGGAGCACGTCCTGACGACCGGCGCGCGTCGCAATCCGGGAGCCGTCACCGATGCCTTCATGGCGCACGGCGCGCGCGATCCGCGCGTCGTCGAGTGGATGAACCGAAGGGTGAACGGCCAATGAGCGACGAGAACGGCTTCGAGCGACTGATTACCGAGGGCTTTTTCTTCGAGGCGCTGTCGATACGGGGCGCGACCTTGCGCGCCTCCTACGGCGACGGCTATGCGGAGAGCGCGGTCATCGGCTCGCCCGACGGCCTGCTCACGTGGAAGGTCAAGATCAATGTCCTGCCCGACGACGACGACTATCTCGTCAACGCGGGTGCATACGGCCTCCAGACGCGCGAGCGCTATCTCTGGGATTTCTATGTCCGCCATAACGTGGCGAACGCCTTCAAGCCCTTATGGCTTCGCGACCCGAAGAGCGGTCGCGACTACTTGGTCGAGATCGTCGAGGAGCAACTCGATTACCAGTTGCTTTGCCTGACGGCCAGTTCGACCGGTCTCACGCTCCGGCAGCGGAGAGTGTTCGGCGTCTCGTCGCCCGGCGACCCGGTGACGGCCGAGAACAATCAGGAGATTTAAGTACGGATGTCTGTACTGAGCGCGGCAGATCAGGCGAAGCTCGGAGCCCTCACGGGGCTCATCGCCGCCGCGCGGGCGGGCGGGGATTCCGTGCAGGTCGTCGAACTCGTCGCCGTGACGTGGCCGCAGCCCGACGGGCTCGTCTACTACGCCTCGACCTTCGCCGACGACATCTTCCCATCCCTGCGCGAGAAACTCGCGGGCGCACCCGTTGAGCCGCGGCTGCCGGGCGGTCAATTCCTCGACGTGACGCGCGACTCCGGCATCAGCGACGACAGC